TACACCGTTACCCACTTGTGCCCACACCCGGGCCCACACATTGTCCCCCACACCGGCCCCCACATAGTCCCCCCCAGTGGCCCCCACACTGGCCCAAACACTGGCCCCACACTGGCCCACGCACTGGCCCCCTGTTTCAAAAGTTCAATATCTTTCTTGGTGACTTTGGTTTTATTTAATTCAAAGGGGTGTACTATTGGGTGAAGGATAAGTTCTGGCACGATAGTCTTAAAGTCCAGTTTCTTAAGTGCTTTCTCTATCTTGACGCTATCATCCACGTTGTTATTTATTTGGTCGACTTTGAACGCTTGAGTGATAGGATTGTACTCATATTTATTTAGAGTATCTTCCTTAGCTCCTTTGTACCCATAGTAATCCGCTATTTGCGTATGGGAATCAGGGTTGAACTTTAACTCTCCTGATAGACACTTCTTACGCAACTTTGCATCGAAGTACATAGGGCAACCATCGCCTGTTGATACACAACTGAAAAAGTTACACACGCTTCACCTCCTTTGTTTTACTTGCTATTATGTGTATCTCCTTGTGCTTGATGTTTGAGATAGGCCAATGCCTTACGGCACACCTAGCCCTCAGATGTAGCTCATTCTTAATCATGTCATCCTCCTTAAAATATATCACATGCCCATAGTATTACTAATATTGAGCCTACTATTATTGCTGTGCTAAATAGGAATCCCAACATCCAGATTCCTATTAGTTTTGCAGCCGTTTTACCGAAGTCATTATCAAACATTTTATCCCCCTTTACTTGCTTCTTTCCTACATATGTTACAGGAAGCGGCTACGAAATGCCCCTTCCCATCCGTCTTTATAGTGTGGTTAGTAAACTTCCCACACTTATCACAGAAGTGTGTCATTGTACCTCCTCTATCCTATGATGTAAGCCAAGATACTCCTCAGCCTTACTCCTTCTATCGAGTAGCCCATGATAGGGAACGGCGTAGTCATCGTCATCTTCTAATTCCTCATGTGGCATCTCTCGGTAATAGCCATACTCTCCGAGTATCCAATCATGGAACTCCTCTTCGTTACCATCCTCTCTGGCACGAAGCCATCCTTCGAGAAGGCTCACGCCATACCACTCGAACCACTTCTTAAATCCCATCCGGCCCTTCACGTTACGCCTCCTTGACTTCTGGTTCCAGGTCTGCCGAGTATACAGGCTTGTTATTCTCGGTCACTTGGTAATGGATTGTCTCCGGCATTTTGTATCCCTTAAAGTCAGGATACGGCTCTCCTATTTTACCACTCATGTTAACCCTCCAATTTCTTAGCTATGGCATCCGCCACGCTAGTGTCTTGTATTGCCTATTGCTTCGCCTTCATCCCATCATGTGTACGACGCTGATGAGTGGAGGCACGATTCGAGTCCCCCTTCTTACGCAATCCTCTCCTTGCTCGTCTTAATTCTGCCCTTCCCATGTTACTTCCTTTCCGCCCGGGCTAATCTATCTCCCATTCATTCGGAACACACTCTGCCCTTGAAGGCAACTCTCCTGCCTTTGCTAGAGCTTGGTCATTCCTCTCCAATGCCTCGATGTCCTGCTCTGTTAGCACCTCTGCTATCATGGCTACTCACCTCCTTTACTTTCACGTTGTAGATATGAGGCAACCCATTCACTCTCGGAGTGGGTTTCTTATCCATGCTAATCTTCACCCTATGGTACAGCATCTACTTCACCCCCTTTCGCTTCTTGCTTGCTATTACAGGCTTCCATGTGACGCATTCCCCATTCCTATCCACCCTCTCCACCTTCGGATGAGTGTACATAGTACACCCCTTTGTACAGGCTACCATCTTAGCCATTCTCACCCCCTTCTAATAGCTACCTGTCAGGAAGGAGGACGGCGGACTCAGCCCTCCATTCCTCCCCCCTAGCCGATAGCTGACACGCTGTAGTTAATCGTGTCTACCGAAGGTACAATGCCCCTTCAATCCCTGCGAATGTGACCTTGACTGCCTTCAAGGTGCGTCCCTTCTTGTTTTTCTCCCCGATGTGGAACTCCGCCTTCACCTTCTTGCCATCCAGTTCCACCATTCCTGAATGCTCTGCCGATGCTTTCATGGGAAGGTACTCCTTCCCATCTATCCAGACTGTCTCCACCTTCTCCACCTTCTGCTGTTTCCTGATTTTGTTCGACATTCAAGTCTCCTTCGCCTTCCTGTGAGCCTAGCTCATCAGCATAGGGACAGCTACTTCCCTATGGACACTCCTACGGTTGCTCGGAGTGTTTCGCCTCCAACGTGATACTCACAACACCTGCCTACGTTGCATCTACCATTATGGTAGATATTGCTACCGCCCACGATTGGCACGCCTTGAGACTCTTTTTGTCGCAGTCTCGACTAACTTTCGGACGGTGATGTCCTGCATTCCACTATTCTCTACTTATGAGCTAATTGCTAGATAGCGAGAGAATCATAGCTAGTCGCAGTACACATCTCTAATTAGTGTTAGATAGTGTACGGATATACTGTTCTCATATAGAGATAGGTTATTTCTAAAGCTAATTATATTACACAGTCTCGCTATTCATAACTGAATAGTTGCTCTGGCATTATCTTTGGCTATCCCATATATGATACGGCATCCAGTTTGTTTTGCTGTAATCAGTTATTCAATCCGCACGTTGCCTCAATAGTGGTATAGTGGCTAATCATCCAATGCGATGCTCTATTATCGTCGGATAGTTATACAGCTTGCCCTCACTGCCGAACCGTATTCAGTTGTTAAAGTTCTAGTGTCATAGTACCACGAACGAAAATAGCCTGTCAAGTCATCGTAAGTCATAGCTAAAAAGTAGTCATTTTACGATGCAATAGCATCTTTTTTATAGCTAAAACAGTGTTCAAGAGTTGGATATAAACATAGGTTAGGACATAGCAAGGTGAGGCAAGGTGAGGCGATAGGGGTATCGGATAGTGGTAGATAGGGGAAACATAAAATAGGATACCGCTAACCCGTCCGTCCCAAAAACTAACGGCAATCGGCAACCGCCTTCCGCTATCCGCATAGCATAGGTAGTCGGCAACCGTTTGCCTACTACTTGACAATAGCTACATAGTACGAACGAGACATAATGTTTGTTTAGTTTTTTTGTCTAGGGGGGTATGCCGTAAAGTAGGCCAGTGGGCATGGACGTGCGTTAGGCGTATATGGGTGGTGTGTGTAGACCCTCGCGTACATAGTTCCTAATCTACCCGGCTAACCTACTTGACAATAACTAGCTCCACTAGGGGCAAAATCGTGCCTTTACTCGTAACCACTTATGTAAAGCGTCAACGTGACACGATGCGCTGTACCGGGACCAAAGTTGTACACTACCTTATACTCCCTATATAATACTTTAAAGACTTTGGAGGATATGCTCCCAGGGTCGCATGAGAATACTAAAAGTTAGCAGAACTGCTAACTAAGTTGTTGACGAAATTGCTAACTCACGAACAAAAAGTTGACGATATTGCTAACTAAGTTAGCAGCTGTGCTGTCGCACAAAAGAAATAGTATATATATTAGTACGTTACTTAGGAAGGTACGTTAGTACGTTAGGTACGCTAGTACGTACCTAGTTACCTAGTTATATTACCTTAATTACAATTTTCTGGGGGTAGGCTTAAAGTCTGGAGAAGCCTCATTCCGGGAAAGGTCCTAATTTTTAAAATAAGAATGGCGCTTGACAAAACTTTTAAAGTGTGGTATACTCTATAGTGAATCGCGAGGAGTCGTCTAGTATAGCCAGGATGCCGGGTGATGCCGGAGAGATAGGTGCAAGTCCTGTCCCCGCGAGCAAAAAGGAGAGTGTATGTGTGATAATAGTCAAACGAGTTCTGGGTCTACCACTTCAACTACTTATACATGGTGTCCGTGCCTTTCTTGTCCTCATACGGAATGTGTGAAACATCCTAATCACAAACCTCCATGCTTCGTCCCGGATATAACTATCACCTGGGGTGGTGATAGTTGGCAGAGAATTAATTGCTAAGGAGTTGAATATGACAATCATAGAGAGAGTGGAAAAGTTCTTCATGGCCTTCGTTAAGTTGGTCCTAATAATCAAGGATGTCCTGGCTGCCTTCGGTGGAAGGATACTTGATTTCGTGGATGACATGAAGGAAGTATTCAGTAAGGGGAGCTAAATGAAAACTGCATACTCAATCAAAGGCAAGATGGGCAGGAGCATGCTGAAAGGCAAGACTCCTGTTCTTGTTACTCACCTTCTTCAGAACGAGAAGTGGCTGAACGACCAGATAGGGTTGCACCAGCGAACCGCTGACGAGGCACTAGAAAGAAATGACCTTAAGGTTTATAAAGCAGCGTGTGATAAGGTCGCTGACTTGATTGGTCAACATAGACTATTCGTTGCTGAACTTCTTCCCTACTGTCTTCCAAAGTTGTCAGCTACTCTTCATTCAGATAACGATGAGGCTTCCAAGTTGATATCGGAACTCATGTCTGTCAAGAGTAAAGAAACGAAACATTCGGATAGCGCTATCGTCACACCTGAAGCTCCAGACGCAGACGAATAGGAGTCTTTACGAAACTAACCAAGGAACAAAAAGAGTTAATATGGACGAAAATTGATTATACCCCTAATCAATACCAACGCCCTGTGCATGATTGTGATTCGTGGTTAAGGTTGATGGTTGGTGGAGAAGGAGCCGGGAAGTCTCTTGTAGGTTCCAAAGAATTGTCAAGTAGGATATTCGAGGGGAACCTATTCTGGCTGGTAGGAGCAGACTATGATAACACGAAGCCTGAATTCGATTACATAGTCACAGACATGGATAGGTTGGGGATTCTTGAGTTCGCTTCTACAGTTGTGAACCCAGGCAAGATAGTTATAAAGGGCGGGATAACGATTAACACCATCTCTGCCAAAGACCCGCGCAATATTTCAAAGTTCTCCCCTCATGGGATATTAGTTTGCGAAGCTGCACAATGCGACTTCGAGGTTATACAAAGGTTGATTGCCAGACTGGGACGAGCCGGAGAAGGTGGCTGGATGCTAATGACAGGCACTTTTGAAGGAAGTCTCGGCTGGTATCCCTGAACTCTACTCTTCATGGCAGGGACCAAACAAGGAAGATGGTAAGAGCTTTGCTCTTCCTTCCTGGACCAATACAGCGCTTTATCCTGGAGGCAGAGAGGACCCTCTTCTCAAGAAGATAGAGGCAACCATGTCTCCAGACTTATTTAATGAACGTATGGGTGGAGTCCCGTGTCCTCCATCGGGCCGGGTGTTCCATGAGTTTAGGAATAGTCTTCATGTCCTTTCTAAAGACTTCGAGGCCGAGAAGGAAGTGGAGATATGTGTGGACCCTGGGTACTCCGCGGGATGGCATGCTGTGGAGGCCGGGCAATGGGATGGGGATTACTTCCATATCATAGACGAAGTATATGAGCAGTTCAAAACTACAGACCAGATGATTTCTATTTGCCGGATGAAGCCATGGTGGAAGAAGGTAACTGGAGGGTCTATTGATATTGCCGGGACCTCACACAAACCTGATGCTCCAGCTTCGGAGATATGGAGAAAACAGGCCGGGATACATCTTAGGTCCAAGAAGGTTCCTATCGCAGCCGGAATCGAAAGGATGCGAACTTACCTTATGCCGGACCCAATCACCCATAGACCACACCTTACAATCCACCCCCGCTGCCGCGGAATCCTTTCAGAGTTCGGGGGATGCCCTCATCCAGTGACCGGAAGGACGGAAGTTTACCAGTATGACACAGACCGCAACGGTGTCGTAGTAGGGGTCAAGGATTCGAATAATCATGGCATCAAGGCAGTGACCTATGAGATAGTATGTAAGTTCGGATACGCAAGGCCACAGGCCGAAAATAAACAGTTAGTGAGGAAGTTTGGATAAGATGGATACGAATGAAATAATCTCCAAGGTTGCCAAAGTAAAGAGTTCTACTATCAGGTCCAAGTTAACTACAAGGTGGGACGATGACCTGAATCTTTATCTTTTGAACACGCACTCCATGAAGGGCGTAGGGAAGATGAAGGATGTGGTTCTTCCAGGAGTTTATAACGTGACCTCTGCCGACCCTCAGACGTACCTTGACCGGGTAACTGCTATCATCGCAAAGGCAGAGCCACGACTGAAAGTCATCTCCTCACTCAAAGACAACCAGATAGAGACTATCGTTAACTGGTGGAGATGCGTCCTTTACAATGCGAACCAATACTACCAGGGTTGCGCTAATGTTCCAATCTATCCAACACTTGCCTTCCTTGCAAACCTACGAGGGTATGCCGCTGCCCGTAGTCTTATCTTCAAGCAAGACGGGAAGACTATATTTGAAATCCTTCCTCTTGATGTGTATGATTTGTACTGGAAGAAGTATGGCCCCAAGTTATCTTGGGCCTGTATCGTAACTCTTCTAAAAGAGAAGGAATCTATCAAGGCCGAGTTTGGGATAGATATAGATGGAGATGCCTCAGACACGCATGATTACTATGATGACAAAGGCAATGAAGAGATAGTAGTTGGGACTAAGAAGGTATCGCGCCCAAGAACATATGTAAAGCAAGTTCCAATATCAATACACCCTGTGGTTACAACTCCTATGGTAAGCGGGACAAATACGAGTCGCTATACCATGGAGGGTGAATCGCTTTATAAGGCTGTACGTCAGACTATCAAAGAACGTAATGATATACTCTCAATCATAAAGACCCACGCTATGTTGGGGATGCGTCCTCCATTAGTACATACGTCTGATGGTACGACAGACCGCGAGGTTAATGAATACCCGGCTGAGTGGGGTACTGTGATGGAACAGATGGCTGATGAGAAGTTCGACTCACTTAAGTTCGCTGATATGGCGAATACTAATGCCATGTTGTTCAATATGGTAGATGGAGAATACCAGCGTGGCACAGTTCCTAATAATGAGTATGGTGGATTAAACTTCCAGCTTTCTGCTCTGGCCCTAGATACTCTTTCCGGGCAGCGCGGAGTGGTCTTCCTTCCAAGACAGACTACGTTGGAGAATCTATACAAGTCAATATTCGACCAGATGTTAAACCAATTCATAGATGGCTCATTTGATGTTGCTATGATTGATGAGTCCGGGAAGACCATAGCGATATCTTCGGCAGACCTTATTCCTCTGCGAGATAAGTTTAGAGTGGACTTCACCGTTGATGTTGAGTCCCCTGAGCAGGAGTCTTCTAACTTCCAGAAGGCTGTTATGGCAATCAACGCTCACATGCCGGATGACTTCATTGTACGAGATGTCTTTAAGTCTGAGGACCCGGAGAAGTTGCTTGCGAAGATGGATGATGAGAGATTACTTAGAGAGCTTCCTGAGCTTCGTCTTACCCGCGCTTATGATAGGGCGATGAAGGATGCTTCTCTTCTTACTGGTGACGAGAAGGAAGCCAAACTCACTGAGGCTAAACTTCTCAAGGCCAGGATAGAACAGTTGATACAACAGATGACTCAGCAACCAGCGGCTCCAGGAGGACAGTAATGGGACATATGGCAGACCTCAATAAAGAACTTGATAAACTCTTAACACCTAGGACTACTTTACCCAGGCCCAAGATGCGCGGGTCTATCATGCCACCTAAGATGCCAGTGATGACACCGAAGGTAAAGCCGGAGCCAAAGGAAAGTAAATATAAGTTTCTATAATGCTTAACTACACACCATTTGAAAACACAGAGTTAACCTACGCTGATGCAACGAAGTTGTTTGGCGGTACTACTTATGTGGGTCAGACGTTCACTCCTGGTACAGCGCATACCATATACGAGATAGAGTTGGGTCTGATAAGGGTTGGTACTAGCGGAACAGTTACACTCAATATATACGCGACATCTACCGGAGCGCCTACAGGTTCTTCTCTAGCGACTGCAACCGTAGCGCAATCCAGTATAGGGACCTCCGCTGCTATGGTAACATTCACATTGAACTCTGCCTTGAGCGTTGGTAATGATAAGTATGCCATCGTTCTTTCTGCTGCCGGGTCACTTGGTTCGATAGGTTGGAGATTTAAAACAGCCGGGTCTTACACCGCAGGTAGCGCCTGGAGTTCAACAGACTCAGGTGTTACATGGACTGAGACGGCTGCATCTGATTTAATCTTTTGTGAGTGGGGTATATCGCTTCCTATATATGGGGCAACACGCATACCAATCTATCCAAGAAAGAATGGGTCCTACTCACAACTATATCCAACTAAGCATTATAATGGTCCACAATATACCCCTCCTACCGCATTAAAAAATTGGCAATGCGTTAGTGACCTTGCTGATTCCCCGGATGATTCTGGTGGTTTTATTTCTTATGACCTTGGTAATGGGTTTGACTCTGGGAAGAGTGAGAGTGTAGCAGGATATATTACTGGTACAAAGTTACTATGGAAGAGTGGCTACTCAGGGTTATGGGGGACTGGCACTACCTTCTTGACTGAAATGGTTGCCGGACAATATGTTAAACCTGGCATTAAGAATACCTGGTGTACTGACCCTGCTTTGAAAGTTCTAAAGATTGCTAGTGTGGAAACAGATACCGCATTAACCTTTTCAAGTTCTTGTGGAAGTTATAATGTAATTCTTGCCGACCAATGGTTTTATACTCCTACAGAAGTAACAGATGGAGGATGGCATAATTATCACGAAAGTAGTTACGGTATAGGAGACCTATTCCCAATGGCTAGGTTAGATGGAACATGGACATGGAATAGTGGTCACTCTGTCACTGGTTCAGGTGGGAATGCTACATCAGTATACCCATATGACCATCCTTATGCTGGGCGTGGTCTTATATGTAGAGGTACAAAATCAAGTGGTGATGACTCTAATTTTGCCGAGCCAATAGATGAAGTTACTGATGATAACACTATAGTGATTATAGATGAGATAAATAACTCAAAGGAAGATGTTGCTGGATGGACCAAATATGCTTTCCTTTCTCAGTATGAAACACTCGATAGTACTGGTAGTATGTGGTGCAACGCCACAAAGAAAGATGCCTACCTTACAAAGTATTCATTGATACAAGGTAATGTAAGACAGATAGATGTATACTTTAGGGTGTGTTGCACTGGCCCCGAAGCCGGAGGTTATACCGGAACTGCTCAACCTTTCCTGAGATTGAATAGTACAGATTCCCTAGGTACAGCAGTAACGTTAACTTCTTCCGCATGGACAAATGAAGGATATGAGTATGAGATACTTCCTTATAGATATCCTTTCAAAACATATTGCCAAACTATATCACGACCAGGTGGAGGAGTATTCACCAACGATGACCTCGCTACATTAGAGGTTGGTATTATTCTTGGGAACGTGAGTGATGTCAATGCTTCAGTAATATGCACACAGTTATACCCTGAGTTAGTTGTTTCAGCTACGCCATGGTTGGCAAACCAGACCGTAGGCTTAACACAATATGGTTTCAGAACATTCAGTAATAGGCTTGATGAGTGGGGTGTCCCGGTATTCCCAAATGGAATGAATATGATGGCTCATAAAATATACAACGTATCCACTTCTGTTGTACCTTATGTATCCAAGCCTATACAAGTATTGAGAGATTTAACCAGTAAGTTCCTTGGAAGAAGGAAGACATCTTCTTCTCCCAAACGTACTAAAACATCAGGAAGTATATTTACCTAGGAGTTAATATGGAAAGAATACAGCGCGGAGAACATATCTATGTACGGGTCCTGAATACTCCATCAGGTGATGGTGTCTATGCTAACTGTGATACCGACTATCCCAAGATAACATTCTATGATAGTGCGGAGAAGATAATACTCACAGCTACATCCATGACTAACCAGGCTACCGGAGATTATTATTACCAATTCCTTATACCAACCACAAGTGATTATGGGTTCTATAGATGGGTAGCTGAACTACAGAATTCATCTAAGGTAGAATATGTTGATGGAGCTTTTGAGGTAGTATAGTGAGAGCGTTACACCCGAAGTTATTGCTGGCACAGAGACAACCATCTGTGTCTCCTGCTATTAAGATTAATATTGGTAACATAACTTTCATGGTTGACTCCCATGGCGGGTCTACTACAACCTGCCACAATGTTAAAGACTCAGTAGAATGGGTAAAGAAAGACGGGAGCAGGATTCTATATTTGAATACATTGGAATCTCCCTATAAGAGCAAGGGTGAGATTACTCTTAACAATAACGATGGGTTACTCTTTACGTTGCCACTTAAAGGCGAGAGGGTATATATTTCCTGGGGTGAGATAACAGAAGAAGGCCCCATATACTCCACATCTCCGGCGCTATGGGTTAAGCAGCAAACATTCTATGAAGCTCAGGGTGTCAAGCAATGTAAGCTCGAATGTATCGGGATGATGGACCTCCTTGGAATGGATGAGGCCACAGAGGAATATGTAGATGATGGTACTACAGTAGTCGGAACTTTAATAATAGCAATCCTTAATTCAACACTAGCTTGTTTTGATAACTGTAAATACTACAATGTCATTCTCGATGATGACCTGGATGACCTTTGGACAGGGGTATACCTTGGCGAGTCATTCGTGATAAAGAAGGGTGAGACTAGAGCGCATACTCTTGCTCGTCTATTTGATATGACTCATGCCTCTATGAGGCCAGGGAATGAATCGGTTGATGATGATAACTATGACACTATCCATGTCTTTACACCATCGTCTACGGTACAGAGTGAGTATGCGCTAGAGAGATACAGCCATAGGTTCTATATGGAGAGTGATTCTTCCGGCGTTGTGTACCCAAATGAAATCATAGTAAAGACACCCACTGGTGCTTCCCCGGCGTATACTGCAACGGCGCGAGATGCTGACTCGTATGCTATGAACCCGTGTATCCGTACGATATTAGTCTCTGGGTTAATAAGTAGCAACCAGGCGCAGACAGTAGCGAATACAATCATGTCTAATATCATCAATGCCCAGAGTGGTTCTAATGCAATGCTTCCAATGGATTGCGGTACTGAGATATTCGATAGGATTAAGATAACAAGTAAGCGTTCCGATGGTCGTGTACTCGAAGGTTGTGTGGGACAGGTTGAGCGAACATTTAATCCTGTATTAAAAGAACCGCGCTATGATATGGAAGTATCATTCGGTAAATGGTTTGACCCCAGACGTAATGATGACTCACTGGGATATGGGTATGGATTCATCGAGGATGGTGAAGCAGAAAGTGGCGGTGGCGATAGTGGTCATATTAATGTCTGTCTTGCTGGATATGCAAGTAAATATGGTGGCGCTGCCGTTGGTGTAGGTTTCGGATATTTTTATGCTGGACTTGCTGCGGCTGGAGATTATCTTACATATAAACTATACCTACAAGCAGGTTCTTATAAGATTGAGTCTATGGTTTATAAGGGCGGAACTGCTGGAATACTTCAGATACTTATAGATGATGTAGAAGTAGCTGAGTTTGATTGTAGGGGTGCAACAGAATATGTTCTTGCTGAATCCAGCGCATTCACTGTTTCTAGTGGAGACTCTGTATTAAAATTAAAGGGCATTGGAGATGGTGAACTTAGTGGCCCTTGTTTAATTGTTTTATTATCATTAGTCAAACAGTAAAGGACGGATATGGCAAAGAAAAGTTTTGACCTTTCAACATATCTTAGAAAAACGGGTGGATTAAGCACATGGGGTACAGCAGACCCCGCTGGTACTGCAAGGGGCCGTCTTGCTCAATTTAGGCGCGGCCTAGTGGGTGTTAATGCTGCTCGGTCAAACATAGAAAGGTATGCTTATGGTTCGGAGCCAGGCAAAGAACAGGCCGCTATATCTACAGGTTTAGCAGCAGAGAAGACAGCGCAATCTGCTGCTATTGCCAAGGCACAGGCTGATGCTACAAGGAAACAGGCGCATCGTGCAGGTGGAGATATTCCATTGAACTCTGGATTGATTGGTGCTGGTGGATATCGTGATTCCAGGATAGATGCAGAGGATGAAGAACTCGGCAGAGTTAAGCATATATCCCAATGGGAGCAGGGCCATGGTTGGGGGTTTGAGGATGCCCTTGCTTATGCTCAGGGCGAAGGTCGTATGTTTAATAGTCCTATACAAAAGTATCTCAGGGCTTCCGGTAGCCCGGCTAAAGAACAAGCGTATGCAGAAAATATGCAGGACGACCTTAATATGGTCAATAATGCTTTGTGGCAGATGGCGTTACATTCTGCTGCTGCTGAATATACAGATGTAGGAAGTCTCCCTGGAGTAGAATATGATGCTTCCGGGTCCCCTATATTAATTACAGACGCGCAGAAGGCCACATATAATTCAGCACTTGCAACTGCCGCGGCAGGTACGGGGCATGCTGTAGAGAAGTTCGGCCTCATCCAAAGTTACTTCTATACATGGCAGATGAACCATGACCTTTCTGAAGAGTTACCTTCAATGGAAGATGTGGTTGGTCTGGGTGTTAGTTCAAGAACTAAAGAAGGTAAAAGTGTTCTTAATAATTATCGCGCTTATGTTAAGACTATACTATCAGCGCAAGGTATTCCTAATGTAGTTTACAACCTTGCTCTCAGCACAGAGAACCCAATCCCTATTGAGATGATTGTGGCAACGGGAGCGCTTAGGGTTGGGGAGAGAATCCCGGCTGAGTATGCTTCTATATATGGGTATGCGCTTCCAGAGAATGCAGTTGAGTTAGTAGTAGGAAGAGATGAGGATAGTAATATACGTGTTGGGTACACCACCACTCCAACTATAGTTCCTATAGTCACCACAACTGTAACCCCGGAGGTATTTCCTACTGCTCAACCAGGCCAATGGCAGCGTATAGCAGCACCAGATGGGTCAGAAGTGCAGGAGTCTACGGTTATACCTACACCAGTAGTGGAACCCATAGTTACTACGGATACTGAAGATGTTACTTGGTTTGATAGTGAGGAGTTCAGGGTACGGGACTGGTCTACGCCACAAATATTATCTGCCGATGAAGCAAAGACTTACTTTGATATAGATGGTGACATACCTACTAACTCGGTCTTTACAGTAACTATGGGAGGGGATACACCAAAGATTATATCACAGACTATTAATGGATGGACCACTGACTTTGCTGATGGAGTCGTTACTACAATAAAGTCACCTGACAATGAAGTGTATACTCCTGACGAATATGATGAAATGGTTACTGGTTTACAGATGTTTAATGCGTCACAGTTTATTGAGGCCGGAGTTTACTCAGGGATATACGAACAAATAAAGAATGACATCAATTTTGTTAATACTGATAATGACGGAGTATGGGTTAAGAACATAGTAGGTAATGTCAATAAGCAATATAATATTAATACCGCTGCCGGATTCAGTGATTTTATAAATAGTGAACTTGATACTGTATTAGATATAATAGCGCAGCAAGGTGATACTGAATCAGGCCGGAACTTCTTATATGAAATCACTAAGGATGAGAATGGCAATGGTAATTGGGGTTTAGTAAATCAGTTCTATTCTTTACGTAATGGTAATCCATGGGAAAAGGTGGAGTTTGGCCTGGGGAATATGGGTATACAAGACCTTATTACCGAAGGGGTTAATAGTCCGTCGTTGAGTCTTTATACAGCATATTCTAATGGTTCCCGGCAATTAAAACTAGATACAATAGAGGCATTAGCTTATAGTGTGTATTTGGCTGAAGGTTTTTCATGGGACTATTGTAATAAGAATAGAACATTAATAGCCGGGTATGTTAATGCCTTGACAGATATGTTCCCGAATAAGGATGTTAGCGAGTTAACTGCCAGCAACTTTAAAGGTTTGAGGATAGTAGACGTGGAGGATACTACTTCACAAATAACACCGTATAACGCGCAAGATATGGGACAATGGACAGAGGCAACGTATACTACACCGGAATTTACTACTATAGAAGATTTCCTTACATTCGTGGGAACTGTAGATGGTTTGAATTTCATACGTGATATTGGCCCAATACCAGAGAATGTGGCATTACTCAAAACTATGGGGTTAAGTGATGAAGAAATACTTGGCTTCCTTTCTATAGGAGAGGCTCAAAGAGTTTCATCGGCACAATATGATTATAATAATATCTGGAAAGGTTTAGTTGATACCTTCCGTGGTGGTGAGGAGTTTGTAACTAATATAGCGAACCTAGTTGATTCTTATTGGTTGACTCCTAACGATACAAGTTCAAGAGCTTTTAAAGAAGGTCTTGCCGAACTGAAAGATACTCAATTCAAAGATAATGATGCCGGATATTATATGGGTTTACTATGGGGACAGGACCCTAGTATCCAGGCGCTTACAGAAGCCTATGCCCCAGAGTGGGCAAAACAAACAGGACAGTGGTTAAACCCATGGTATGCACTTCCTATAGGTGGCGTGTTAAGATTCACTGGTATCTCCAGTCTCCTTGGCAAGATGGGATTCAAGAGATTTATTAGGACGGAAGAAACTCCACTTATGAGAATAACCCGTCAATATATACCAAAAACATTTAAAACAGAAGCAGACTTTATCAAGTTCACTGAACGTATTGGTGTCAAAGCAGAGCCAATGGAGGAAGTCGCAATCAACCTTCCCGGAACTGGTTTAGCTACACCAGTTGGTGAAAAACTAGGTGGATGGAAATTAACCTTTGAAGGACAGGTTAAGTATTTCCGTAATATACGCGAAGCTGCTACCTGGCTTAAAACTGGTGACGTTGCAGGTATTGAAAGTATTCCTAGTGCTATGCCATACTCAAATATAGACATGTATATAACTAGGAATGGTAAACCCTGGGAGATTAATGGTGTTCCTCAGAATATGCGGTTGTTTGATACCGTCAATATCGAGTCTCTTTTTGAAACACAGAAATGGTATAAGAAGTTCGTTAAGAATTCACCATTATATGAGGCTGGTAATTTTGAAAAAATAGAAGCTGCTGTACTTGATACATTTAATAAAGGACAAATGACTCCTGCTCAACTTATGTCTTTCGCTCTAAAAGTAAGCAGAACTATTGCCGAGACTGGACCGCGTGTTGCTTCTCAATACATGGCTACTATAGAGAAGTTATGTGGGTATCCAATAGCACGTGGAGAGGCCGGGCATTTGAGGTTCCCTAATAAATTATTCGAGAGAGATGGTAAGTTTATTAGTGGAATCAATATGGAAGCTACACAAAAGAATTGGAAAGGTCCACTCAGTGCTGATGGTTTAATAAGCACTGTTGTCAATGATGTCGCCCAAAATGCCAGGTACTATGTCTTTAATGAACAAGGAGCGTTGGACTACTTCCTTAATATGTATCAGTTAGTAGATTCATTAGAAAGACTCGCGTGGAAGCATGGGGTCAAGATGGGTCGTATAGACCTGGCTCAAGTATTTGAACTGGCTCATTACCTTCCTCGCGGTTATACTGGACGTAAGGGTATTGAAGCTATTAAACTAAAATATAACCCAGCTAAACATCGTAGAGATGTCTATGACCTTATGATAGATGCCATGGATGATGGTTTAATACCGGATTCTTTCCAACATGTTATGGAAACATATACTAAAGGTATCTATAAAATGATAGGCGGTAAGGCTGAGTTACAAATAATGAATGTCTTTCGTAAGGTTGTTGCTTCTACAATGTTGAAGGGGCAGATACTATTAAAGAACGAGGAACGCGCTCAGGTATATGCAAAGAATGCTACTAAATTGACTGGAATAATAAAAGACTTTAAGGATGTTCCATTCCTTCTTCCGAAGAACAAAGCATTCTTGACTAGGTTCTTTAAGGATGATATCTACCCTGTACTCAAAGAAGTACAATCTCTATATAGGGAATCTATTGATGTTCGTAAGTTGGATGATATAATTACCCGATTAAAAGCTATCCCTAATAGTAAGGCTTTAACTGCTGCTGATAAAACGTGGATGCGTAGGAACTTCAAAGAAGAGTATGATACACTTATAGATATGTTTGAGAAGGGTTCTGCCTTCAAGCGTAGCCAGGCAAGACAAATCCTGGAGGACCGTCTAAAGGTTATACAGAAAGTAAATAAGGAATTATATTCCCCCGAAGATATACAAGGGCTTCTCCCAGATACTATATCTGCCATGATAAAAGATATGAAGTTTCGTATTGAGAACATGTTCAAATATAGTATGCCTTACAAAGAAGTTATGCGTGGACTACCTAAGAAGAACAACGGTGTCTATCGTGACTTACTCAAATATCTTGAAGATTACGATTTAAAAATAAGGAAGCCAAAGAAATATGCTACAGCAGAACTTGAGAATATTGATAATCAGATGCGTGGTTTTATGGAACGCAACTTCTCAGAGCTTAAAGGTCTATCTGGTGAGATGCGCCGAGATGCTAATTCTCGTCTCGATGATTTGCTAGATGTTGTCAAAAAGGCAGAAGCGGAGGCTAAGACATTTGCTAAAGAAGGTTCTGAGTTAAAGAAAGATTTCTTTAGACAGGTAGATAAGCCGGACGAGACTTGGGGTGAGGCTATAAGTAATCTACCCCGTTATCATAACTTTGTCTTTGAGGAAATTTCCGCAGCACAACGTAGTATAAGAACTCTAGGTATTAAAAAGCAGAAGATGTACACCGGGCAAGAACTTAAAAATATCATGGAGTCACACATGGCTCCACATATAGATACATTGCTTTCTGCTGCGTATAAAGGTATGCGTGGTGTCGTTACAGTAATGACATCAATAGACTTAAGTGCTGCACTGACATTTGGATATTATCTGATGTCTAACCCAAAGAATTTAGTCAAGGCTTTCTCGCTCTCTTCGGCTATGGTATTACAGCCAAAGGTATTAAATTGGGTGCGTGTGCTTGAGCATAGATTATGTGAGGAATATATACCACTTGGAATGAAGACTGCGGCAGACTTAAATGACTTCTATGCTGGCCTTGGTTTCCTTCGGTCAGTAGCAGACCGTATCCCTATAGTTGGTAAGCTAGCGATGATACCTTTTGGACGTGCCAGTATAGCATTCGCTGGTTTTGGAGAGATAGGTAGAATATATACTATCAAGAGTATGGAACGTTCTTGGCTTAAGGCTGGCGGTACAAAGTTGGAACTAACAGAATTTGCTAATTTGGTTTCTTGTTCTTTGCCTGACATGTTGAAGCCGGGTAGTAAGCGTATAACTCTAGCAGAAGGCGCTGCTGCCTTTGCTCCTAACTTCCTGAGAGCCAATATAGTTCTCCTTTATCGGTTGAAGAATGGCGGTATAATGGGCCGAGAACTACGTAAGGTGATACTTAAGTCATGGGCTGGGTGGAATGCCCTTTATTCAGCAATATGGTATGCTACCGGGAATAAGGGTACACCACATATTGCTCCATGGGACCAAGACTATATGAGGTTTGAATATGAAGGTTCTGTATATGGTATGCCTGGATTCATGCCACAAACTATAAGGACAATGGCAAGGATATATGCGTTAGCAGAAGCTAACCCAGATAAATTAATAAGTATTTCTGAGAATGGTTGGAGAGATACATTTGGAGCGTGGGAAGATTTAATTAACCCGGCTGTTACTGCTGCTGGATATAAGGCATCTCCTGGACTTACGTTTATACGAGAGATGATAACAGGTCGTGATGTCATGGGAAAGAAATTAGATGGGACGACTGATTACCTACAGGCTTTTAGTGAAATGTGGATGCCAATTATAGCAGCAAATGTTATCTATAAAGATGCAACTACAACTCCATTGAATGCCTTGGCTAGTATATTTGCATTGAATAACTATCCTATATCTGCCAGCAAACAGTGGTATAGGTTTGCAGATGAGTGGGTAAAAACACTATCATCCGATGACCTGCCGGATGACTTAGCACAGAAGCAAGACCTTGGTACTTTAACGTGGAAAGATTTAGGGTATTCTTTACAGCAACTTTATCTAGCACAGAACCCAGAATTAGCTGAGATGAAGGGCCTTGCTGATGCAGCGAGTATGCCATATAGGGCTGATGAATGGCTTCATTGGTTTGATGATAAAAACCAAATAGAGTTGGACTATATTGCTTATGAGAATAGTCAGTATACTCTATTACAATCTGGGGCCATTGATATGCCAACGTATATAGATAACCTACGCCAACGTAGGTCAGATGATAGTATACGTAAAGAAGACCTTAAAAAAGAACATAAGAAAATATATGACTCTTGGGAAACTCCAGGTCTATCAAAGAGCCAGGACCAATCATATGTAGATGTAGCTATTGATGCTTACTATGATATGGTATGGGGGGAAGGTGTTCTTGACCCTCTTGGTAGTGAAGGTGGTCGTGGTATAGATTGGGATGTACAGGAATCTGCTCTCAATAATTGGAAGACTACATATGACCCGGATGGAACTATCTATGATATCGTTCTTGAATTACAAGAAGCTGGATTCAAAGATGAGAACCCGTTAGCTTTAAGGTTATGGGAAATGGGGGATGTTCTTGAACCATATTGGCAACTTCCTAGAAAAGACCGCGAGGTTTTTAGGGAGAATCCAATGAACCTGGATATTGAAGCTACCCTAATATTCATGGGGTATACTTCTACAATACAGAACCCAAACGCGGAGGCAATCGTAAGACAGTGGTGTTCCGAGTTAGGTATTGACCCGGACAAAACCATACCTGCCTTGACAAAACTGATAATACCTGATATAATGTTACAGAGGTTTGAGGGATTACAGCCTAATGACTTAAGAGAATATAATAACCTTCCTACTGAAGGATATGTGAGAGAGCGCTACATAGTAGAGCATCCAGCTTTTAAGGCATATGCCACAAGTACAGAGGAAGTAGATGGTCAGAAGATAGGGTTCCTTAGTGGATTCAATGAACAGGGTGAAGATTTATATACGTGGGATAAGGTTCCCACAGTAGTCGAGGAACAACTACTTAATACATATGATGCTATCACTGGCAATACTACAGCAAAACAGATATGGCGCTGTACATATCCAGAAGGTGATAGAGTGTTAGGTAAGTTTATAGGAATGAGTGGAATGGATGGCGATGTATGTGCAAGGTTACTCGCACAGCCATCAAGTAGTTCGATAACCGGGTCCAGTACAATGGTCCGGTAATATAGAAGGAGGGTATTTATATGGGTCAGGATGGAACGGGCGGAAAGCAGGATGAGAAATCTTCTGCTACTCCAGCACCACCTTCTGAGAAAACAGCAAAGACGTACACAGAGGCCGAGGTAGAACAAATCCGTAAGGAGATGCAGGGTCATAAAGACCGTGGCATTGCCGAGCAGGAGAAATGGACGAAGGCGGGTATCTTGCAGGTTAAAGCGCATGAATCCACCATCGCTAAACTACAGGCCGAGAGGGACGATTTGCTGACCAAGGCTGATGGCGGAGCAGACCTGGTAGCAATCAACAAGAAGCTGAAGGAGGAACGCAGTGCTTTGGAAAAGGAACGAGCCGAGTTTAATATGGACAAACTTGCTCACGAAGAAGAGAAGGCCAAAGTCAACGAGTTCAAGCGTCAGCAAAAGATTGAAGCGATTGCTACGGAGTTTAAGGTCAACGTAGAATCCCTGAGAAAACTTAATCCTCAGAGTGAGGAACAGATGAAGGAATTCGCGCAGATAATCGCCGGAAGTGCACCTCCTCCTGCACCACCTCCCGCTGGAGTTGGGACCGGGAGTGGGAAGAAAACAAAAGAAGACATCTTAAGAGAGATGTACCCAACACTATCTAAATAAAAAAGGAGAAAAGTATGGCCACACTAACGGGTAATTATACCACGTTATTGGATTTAGTGAAGTTACAGCAACTCGATGGTAAGATTGCTACTATCACTGAAATCCTGTCCCGCGCTTGTCCTATGATGGAGGACATGCACTTCCAGGAAGGCAACATGGAGAACGGTAATAGAACAACCATGAGAACCTCCCTGCCTTCAGGCACATGGGTAGGCTATAACCAAGGTTGGAGTACAGGCAAGGGAACTGTAAGCACCTTCGATGATGTAGCGAAGATGTGCAAACTGCGCTCTGTCCTGGACTGTGAGTTGGCTGAGTACGGCGGAAATATGGCAGCGAACCGCGCAGCCGTAGACTTCCCTGCCGCAATGGGCCTGACGCAACAGTTGGAAACTGCTATACTTTATTCCAACTCCGGTACTGCTCCCGATGAGCCTCTTGGACTGACCCCGCGCTACAACCTGACCACGGGCGCAACCGGAAACAACATCGTCAACTGCTCCGGCACTGGCTCAACTGACCTGACCTCAATCTGGATAATCACTTGGGGTCCTCAGACTGTGTTTGGCTTCTATCCTAGAGGTAGCCAGCTTGGTCTTAAAGTAGAGGACATGGGCAAACAGCTTGTTACCGACCAGGGTAACATCGCTACTGCTGCTCAGTATTGGGCCTACATGACAGAGTTCACATGGAAGGTTGGTCTTGCTGTAGCAGACTGGCGTTACGCCACTCGTATATGCAACATCGACCAGGCTGCTCTCGTATCTGATGCTGCCACTGGTGTTGACCTGTACGACAAGATGATAACTGCATGGTACAAGCGTCCGGCTTCTGCTCTCGGCGATTTTGGAAGGACCTACGTTTATTGTACTCCTACCATTGCCGAGTACCTGCACAAGCAAGCTCTTTCCAGGGCCTTCGGTGGCCTTACTCCTGACACTGTTGCTGGTGCGCCAGTAACTCGTTTCATGGGTGCGCCAATTAGAATCTCAGACAGAATCAAGCCCACAGTGGACGCAACCACAACGGGCGAGACTGCTGTGAGTTAAGGAGAAAGACGATGAGAGATGCGAATTTAACCCTAGCGGTTGCCCAGTCAATCACTACTACGGCTATCTCTGAGCATGTCATTACAGGTAAGGCTGCTCAATATATAGCTAATGGCAAACCTCTGTACCTTGTGGTAAGGGTCACTACTGGCTTTACAACTGGTTCTGATACTCTTACTATAACGGCAGAGATGGACAGTGCGGTGGGCCTAGATGCCACACCTACGGTCCTTGCCACTTCTCCAGCCATTCCTACTTCTTCACTGACTACGGCTGGGAAAGATATAATCCTGGCTCTGTCCCCCGGTTATCAGGTGGCGACTGACGTATATATCGGATGCCGATTTACGTGCAGCACGACCCTGGCTACCGGAGTTGTGGATGCCTGGATTACCCCGGATTTGGAAACAGCATATCCACTGCCCTTGAACCCATAACAAAATAAATGACATGTGCAGGGGGAGGATAAACTCCCCCTGCCTACCCAAAGGAGGTAATGATGTCGTTTTATAACAGAGGATTCCAAAAGTTTAAGAACATTCAAATAGTCCCAGGTGGGAAAGTAATGGGGTTGCATGGAGAATACCCTGGACAGTATGTATTCTATGTAGATGACACTGTTGGTTCAGATAGTAATGATGGATTGTCTGTGTTGACTCCGTTCCTAACTACTGAGTATGCCATTAGTCAGTGTGTAGCTAATAGGTATGACTGCATCGTTGTAATGCAGAGGTCCCCTAGTACCCACACAACCGGAGAAGCATGGCCTATTGACGTTGATAAACAAGGCATCTTGCTTACAGGTCTTTATAGCCGTGGCCTTATCTCTGACTCTGGCTTTGGTCCTGATGCCATAGATACAAACTGTATCACTATAGCTGCAAACCATTGTGCAGTTGAAAACCTATACCTGCAAGTCCATTCTGGTGGCACTACTGGAAATGTAATAAGCACAGATGCAGCCTCAGTCTATGGGTTCACACTGAGAAACTGCTGGCTTGCACTACAGAATACTACATTGTATGGGTTCTATACCGGAGCCTCGGCAGACTGGCCTTATCTACTGATAGAGGATTGTACGTTTGGTGTGCCAAATGCAAGCAACTACACCTCAGCTATTAAACTTTTCAATGCTTCATTTGGTAAAATACAGCGTAACGTCTTTTATCCAGGTTCGTCCTACATTATAGACATCGGAACTCAGTGTGGTAATGTAGCTATCCTGGATAACAAATTCAAGTGTGCATCCGACACTGATGGGTTTGCTATCTATGCAAGGACTGGTTCATCCGATAACTTCATTACCGGAAACCAGGCTTGTTTTGGAGGCACTACAGCTACTAACCATCCGTTCTTTGATGCAGGTGGGACTGCAAACGATTGGGGCTGGAACACAGAACAGGAACATATTGTTCTGCCCGATGCAACCTAGGAGTGTGTATGCCAATTTACAGTTTTCGATGTCCAAAGTGTCAGGAAGATAAGGACCTGATATTGCCTATAGAAGATAGGGATTTGCCCCATACTTGTAAGTGTGGAGTATTCCTTGAAAGAAAGATGGCAATGCCAAGTTTCAAGTTCGTGCAAAGTGGTAGGACTAGGGTATTAGATACCCTAAACTACGAGGCTAACAAGCCAGGGTTGCGAAGTCCACGTTCTACAGCAGCTTTAGCACATGGGCTTGAGAGAATTAAACCTGTAATTGGTAAGGGTTTTAAAGAAATATAGTGGTAGGGCCGGGGGCTAAAATCCCCGGCCCGTCTCCATAGGAGGAAACATGGCTAACTTTCTTTTAAATAGTACAGGAAGAATGGCAGTACGCAAAGATAAAATCGTACTTCTAAGAATAGAACAAGCTACTACAGCTAGTGCTGGTGGCATAATCACGCCAGGAGATTTTATTTTGTTCGTCCGAACATCAAGTGAAGAAAGATTTGATATACCTTTTGAACATGGGTCTACAGTAGAAGCAGTGCAAGCGTTAGCCGCGCCTATAATTGCAGCGTTGGAGGAATAGAAAACTATATGTATATAGCTAAACATATGTGCATGGTGCAGGGTAAGTTATACCAGATGGCAGACCCATGGCAGGGTACAGGCGATGCTCCCCTTAAGTATTTTAGTCTAGCAAGGGAGCGTGTAAAGCCTGTTATCCCTGTGGCCCCTCCTATTGTAGAGGACCTTCCGGTGACAATCCCTGAGCCTTATGAACCTCCGGCCCCTGCTCCTAAGAAACTAGAGGAGTTGGAGTATGATGAGCTTCGTGTAATAGCTGCGAAGTATCATCTTCCATTGATGATTAAGAAAGTAAAGATGATTAGGCTCATCAAGGAGGCACAACTTGCCGAGGCTAGTAAAGATTTAGGAGTATAACATGAGATATTTGGCAGGGTATCTAGCGTCAGTACGCGAAAAGATGGGTGATGAACTCACAGACATACATATAGAGCTTGACCTGGAGGACGGGGTCCTCCTTGGGCATATTCTAAGCGCCGTAGATGATGTCTCTGACTATATTCCAAAGGTATACGATAGTTCCTTTACCCTATATGCTTGTGCTGACGATGACTATATCGTGGATGCTGCCGATATCAGCGCTTTTACCGCGGGGTCCACATGTACCATAGCGCAAACCACCCTCACCCCTGCCAGAAACGTCACGGTTAAGTTCACGGATGCCGATAATTCCATCACAGCCTTCACTTTAACAGTGGTAGGTAAGGATATTAGAGGCACAGCACAAACAGAAGTCTTCACATGGGCCAACGGCCTGGTGCAAGAGGGAGAAATGCTCTTCTCTTACATCACCTCAGTAACAGCCACAGCAATAACCGGAAACAGTACAGCCGACACGCTTGATATAGGTTTCGGAAAGTGGGTACATAAGGGTTTATCCCTGCCATCAGTGGGAGTAACCACATTCCTTGACCTTTTGACCTGCCGGGATAATTATGGGCAGGAGTATTTCAAAGATTTGGTGGGTATTCAGGCGATAGAGTATCCAGTAACCACGGACACTAGCGGAAGGCCAAATTATCGAAACGTTAGCCTCAATGGGACCATTGCAGACATCTCTTATACCTCCGCTTTAGAGGCCACTTACAGCATAAGAGTGTTATGGTCCGGGAAACATAAGCTGACATTTGATTCTTCCACTATCCCTGCATACTTGGAAGATGCAGTAATCCTTGGAGCCATGGCGCATGCGTTTAGCGCCCTGGGTTCACGTAAAATCGACATGGTGAACATAGGTGGGGCCGTCCCTTCACAGTTAAGGGACATTGGGTTAATAAAGAAGGAAGAATTCGAGAAGAAACTTAAGGGCAAGAAGCCCGTCAAGATATTAAAATCTTATACAACGGAGTAAGACGATGGCTGGAACAGTAACTTGGTACAAAACAGGGTCAGGTAGGCTTGGTATAGTAGCGGCTCTTGCTTCTGCCGATACAGTAGTGGTCCAGGCTGAGACAGGGACATGTAATAAGGTCATCAACATCTGTTATGAAGGCGGGATAAGCCTTTCTTATGTTGATATAGTGGGAACAACGTGCTTGTTCTACACTTCAAAGGATGAACTTGGTTCCGAATGCTTCGAGAACCTGCAAATACAGGATGCCACTAAACAATGGCTGGTAATCACTAATAATAATGCGTCTGCCCAGGATATAGCGATAGATGCAGTTATTTGGTAGGAGAGATACATGAGTAAAGGTTCACCTTTTACACGACCAATCCTTGATATCCTCGGAGATATAGCTGATGCCGCTGCTTCCGGAGCTTCTGATGGCACTGATACTGCAATGGCCCTAATTCGCGCTATATATGACTCTGTAGCTGGTACTGCCGGAGGGGATATATTATTTGGTGGAGCCGTCACTTCTGGAGGTTCTGCTACAGCTATTGGTATTGACTCCTTAAGTGGGATGGGTGACGATAGATTCACCGGGTCCCATTACTACATGTTTGTAGCACGTACTACAGACGATGCTGCTCCTCTCGCTGAGTGGAGGGCCATCACAGACTACGACGATGATGGGACCTTCACTGTTACTGCCTTCTCAGCCGTAGCTACAGCAGAAGACTACATGGTTATCGTACATGAGAGTATCTATTGGGCATATGTTAATAGGTTTCTTATGGGGGTAGCTGATGGAACTGGTGCATTTCCTGCATCAGTTGTAGATAACTCAGTGATGGCTGATATAATGACCAGTGATGGTGATGCGTCCGGGTATAACCGGGCAACTGATTCGCTTGAGGCTTTATCTACTGCTATTGATGCCCTGCCTATTACCTCTGAAGTTAACGCGGAAGTAGTTGATGTTGTAAATACAGATGGTAAACTGGACCACCTTATAGCCGTTGCAGATGGTGGTACTACTGCTCCTACTCAGCCAGTAGATAACTCTATCCTGGGACTAATCTTAACTAAGCAGTCAGGCGGAGACATATCGGACTTCGACAATAGCACTGATTCATTAGAAGCTATCTCTGACCGTATGCTGGACACGGGAACAAATACCTTTAATGCCACAGCATTACAATCAATACAGGACGAGTGCGAAGATTCACTTGAGGGAGAATACCTTGACCACTTCCTACAACTGGACGGTGCTACACAGAAATATCCTGAGAACTGCGCCACAGATTCTATATTATCCAAAATATTAGTTAAGGCTGACCCTGCTGTGCCATCGGCATTTGATAATAGTACCGATTCCTTAGAAGCCATAGCCGATGCTGTAGGCGTAGTGGATGGCTTCCAAGATGTTCCTACTAAAGATGCTACCACAGACGCACAGATGCGTGACGTCATCGGCAAGAAGGATGATACCGCCGTCACAACCGCAGGGACACAGAACTCTCTGGTTGGATATGCCAAAGGACTTTTAACAAATGTGGCTCTTATTCCTACTACAGCTATGAGAGGTACTGATTCCGCGTTCCTGGCTGCTGTTGGTGGAGCTTTAAACGATGCCGCTGCTGCTGGTGACGTAACCGATACAGATACTATGATGGCTTACGTCAAACAGCTAGTGACGCTGTTACTCTTAGTGCCAACTACAGCGATGAGGGGCACAGATAATGCTGCTTTAGCTTCTGACATGGGAACCGCAGCAGATGACCACGCTGACGCAACTTTGTTTGGTTGGGTAGATAAGACTTACGATATGGCGTCTGCTGCTCATGATGATGCTGCCACTGCCGCTGGTCATGCCAACCCAGACCCTGCTGGAACAGCCGCAGGACTTATAGCGGCCTTAAATAACCTTTCCACTGGTGACGTTGATGGCGTTATTACAGCTAATGCCACTGTAGTTGCTATGGCTGGTGTTATTGCTGCACTACCAGATGGCGGGGCATTAACTACATTACTTGCCGATGCTGCTACAGCCGCCGCTGGACCAGCAACTTTTGAAGATGCTGCAAACAGATTAGCTGAGAATTTCACTACAGTAGCTTCAGCTAACCTTAAGCATTCCAATAACACAGATACAGTTATTAACGTTACTGATTACGCGTTTGCGAAGGAAATTATAATCAGACGCGATATGGCGGCGGCTAGAGTAAAGTTTACGTTGTATGGAGGTCTTGATACCACCACATGGTGTAAAATATACAAGAATGGCGTGGCTATTGGAACTGAGCGAAGTTCTTCTGCTCCACCAATGACGCCAGATACATTCTCAGAAGACTTTGCTGGATTTGTAGCAGGAGACCATATCGAACTGTATGCAAAGTATTCTCAAGGTACTCCTGGCGGCCATATAACAGATTTTGGCATCTATTATGATTTCACAATTGAGACAAACGCTGCTACTGCTGCTGCTTTTGCTGGTGTAGCCAAAACCGCTGAGCTTATTTCTGGTGCAGCAGTTGACTTTGGAGCTGCTGCTAAGGTTTCATTACAAGCTGCTGCTCAAGCTGCTATAACTGCTTCGTCATTGGCTCTAGCTTCCAATTGTGATGCCAAAGTAAGTGAGGTACATAAGCAAACTGCTGGTACTGGAGATGGTGCTGGGACTATTGGCAAGATACTATTTGACCTAAATGTAAATGTTGACGCCAAGATTTCAGATGTTAAGGCTAAGACCGACCTCATCCTTCCTGGCACAAAGTTTGCCACCAAGACCAGCACCACCCACCTAACGTCAGGAGATTTGTTTAGCTTTACTGGTTCAGTTGGTATTGTGTCCATTATAGGTAGGGTTACAACTGCACTCGAAGCAGCCACACCACAAACAATTAAACTAACGTGCACTCCTGATGCACTATCAGCAACAGACCTATGCGCAACAAAGGACGCTAATGCGTTTGCAGTTGGCTCACTGCTTACAATCACAGGAACACTTGCTGATGCAATGATTGGTGCAACGGGAGTTGGGTGCGCAGTTTCACAAGCTTCAATGATAACTTGCACTTGTGTGACGTCTGGTAAAATTAGTGTGGTATTCGGGACGTCTGGGAGCAAAGATGGTGAAATAGTCTGGGAAGTATTCTGGACACCACTTACTCCGAGTGCAACGTTAGTAGCGGCATAGGAGACTATAATATGGCTTATCTAAACTCAGGCGGCACGATAACCACTGATGGCGCTTATACCTTGCATAAGTTTTTACTTGCAGATAGTGGTACTAATTTTGTTTGCGGTAAAGCTGGTAATGTAGAAGTGTTAGTGGTTCCCGGGGGGGGAGGCGGTGGGGCAGGAGTTGCTGATACATATGCAGGCGGTGGCGGTGGGGCAGGAGGATTGGTTTATAACGCAGCTAAAGCTGTAACTGCAAAGTCGTACACTATAACAGTTGGTGACGGTGGAGCATCAAATACCAACGGACAAGATTCGGTATTTGATGATCTGACTGCTACTGGTGGAGGTAAGGGTGGGACTGGTACAGGAAACGGAGGTAATGGAGGTTGTGGAGGTGGAGGTGCAATCCCCCCTACTCATACTGGCGGCACAGGTTCGCAAGGTTACAACGGCGGTGTGGGTATAGGAGTATCCCCATATACAGCTGGCGGCGGCGGCGGTATGGGCGAAGCTGGCGACACTGACGGAACTGGCTACGGTGGAGACGGATTAGAGTATTCTCAATTCGCTGGTATAGCCGGAAGTCCTGCAGGTTGGTTCTGCGGAGGCGGTGCGGGTCCTTCAAATACTACTCCTGGTGTTGGCGGAACTGGTGGAGGTGCAAATGGTAATACAAGTGGCACAGGCAATGCTGGAACTTCTAATACAGGCGGTGGAGGTTCAGGAGGGTCAGGAAACGTTCACGCCAGCAACCCCGGGGGTAAAGGTGGCTCAGGCATAGTCATAATTAGATGCTTAACAAGTGCCTTTTCTCCCGACAGTACAATTCGTTCAGTTCCACGTATAGTAAGAACACTTCTGGCGATGCATGGATAACGAAGATGGCTCACGAATATGATTAGGTGGTAACTATGACTAAAGAGATACAGTTAACCCAGGGTAAAGTTGCCCTTGTTGATGATAAGGATTTCGAGTTTCTTAATCAATTTAAGTGGTTTGCTTCCTCAAACGGCGATGGTGACTGGTATGTTTGTCGGCGAGGACGAAATAATGGCAAGCGTATAACAATCAGAATGCATAATATGATATTACCTAGCCACAAGGGATTTTTACCTGACCATAAAAACCGAGATGGACTTGATAACCAAAGGGAAAACTTACGATTAGCTACACCATCTCAGAACCAACATAATAAACAAAAACGGGTGCTAAGTTCCTCTTGTTTTAAGGGTGTTTCATGGTGTAAGAGAGACAAGGCATGGGGAGCTAAAATTGTACTACATAAAAAGTGTATTAGTTTAGGTAATTTTAAATCAGAAATACAAGCTGCACTAGCCTACGATGAAGGGGCTAAGAAGTATCACGGAGAATTTGCAAGCCCGAACTTTATTGAGGTGTAATCTTTGAATGAATTACCACGAAGAAAGCGGTCACGTCTCTATCTGGACGCACAGGGACTTGCAATGCCGTTGCTGTGGCTATCAATATGATAATCCCCAAAATGAGGATGCCTATTGTAAAGCGTGTGGCTCTGAGGAATATGATATACTAGATGAATACTATGATTAGAGAGCAAGATGTCCCTCCATCGTCCGACAAAGTACACCGTAGTCCGGGAGACGGCGATAAACTCCGGCTCTGCGGCCTACCTATTAGGCTTCTTGTCGGGATGTTTCTATGCAGACGGGCGCTGGCTTTTAGGTACGCTCTTTCTGCTTGTGACAATATTACAGGATAACGTAGGCAGTCGTCTATGGCTCTGGCTATTAGAAAATATCAAACGAAAGGAGTAATCCATGGGAGAAGATTTTATCGAGCGACCTGAGTTTTCTGAATTATGCCGGAGGGTAGACAACCACCTTAACCACCTTGACGCATCCATGGAGGGCATCAACACGCGCATGTCAAAAATGGAAGGTGGTCTTTCTTTACTGAAGTGGATGGTGGGTGTAGGACTAACCTTTATATCTGTAGCGGTGGCAGTAATAAGTGTTATCTTGGCTTTGAGTGAGGGCTAAATTGAGGCAGAAGGGTTATTAAAGGCTTGGCGTGAGGGAAAGGATAGGGCCGCTTGTTAGGCGGCCCTTATTATTTCTTCTTTTTGTCTAGTTCTTTTGAAACAGCCCGGACAATGGCAGCACAACTATGTGCGTAGACTTCGTAATGTCCATCTTCACCTATATGTTTCCAGATGCATTCAATAGCATGAGTTGATTCATGGGATAAGGTGGCCCAAAACTCTGTTCCCTTTACCGGAACGTTTACGTAGATGATTGGAAGACAATGGTATAGTTCACTCTTAAAATAATGTCCCCGGCCTGTGTTCAAAAACTTCTTAGTGATGTCATCGAACCCCGTATTCTCAAGAAGCCATGGGATAGCGTCCTTTTGATTTCCCCATGACACTAGGACGAAGTATTCCTCGTTGAGGATAGGGACTTTGATATGTGTGAACTTATCCACGTGACAGTTTATCCTCTAATTGATTTAAGGTGGCATAATTACCAAAGTATTGAATAGCAGAATTATTGTAAGCTAAGGCTGCATCAATTTCCTTTTCAAAATATCCAATAGTAATCCTCTTGCCATTTATTGTAATCTGCGCCCTCCATTTTTTACTAGTCTTATATCGACAAACACCCTTATATTTAGATGTTTTAGTGCTAGTTCTAATTCTTTGGTTATGTTGGTTCTCTGCTATTGTACATTGTCTTAAATTACAGCGCCTATTATCTAAACTATTATGGTTAATATGGTCTGTGTAAAAACCTTCTGGAGTTTGCATAATAACTCTATGCATAAACAATATTCTACGCATCCCATGTAGATTTATCTTTCGAGCAGCGTAGTACACACCTTTGTTTTTAACAACAAACCATTTAAGTTTATTCAGTTCCTCGTAATCTTCATCATCTACTAAGGTTATTTGACCTTGGGTTAAAATAATTTCTTTCACTATCCGCCCCTTGCTAATCGGTCTTCATATCCACGGAGAAGGGTAAGGACTACCTTAAATTTATCAGCAAATGAGTCATTGCTTGGGACCATCTCATCCAGGTCCTTGACATCCTTCTCATATGCTTCTACTTGTGTTACTTTATCTATGGTCATAGTGATTCTCCCAATCTCCCAATCCATATAGGATAGGGACTGTTTTTAATTCTTTGCCTTTATATTTACCGAATGTTAGTTTCATTATTGCACCTTATAGATATTAACGTCATGCGTCTCGATATTCAACTCGTACCTTACACAACCTAGTGTATTAGGTGAGTAGTTCTTCTTCTCTCCATAGGAAGGTGATGTATCCTGGGTATATGTAGTGAAGTAGCTCCCGGTCAACGCTCCATTCCTTAGAGAGTCAGAGACTTTAGGGAACCCGCGCTTCCCTGTCACGCATAGCTTAGGAATCTCTACGTCAGTTACTAGAGCATGGGTGTGAGCATAACCGAATAGGTCTGTATCTGTGTACTGGCTCATAAACGCTACTAAAGCACCCACCTTGCCTGATAATGTAGTCGCCCCACTTGAACCATGGGTGAACATACAGGTGAACATGTGTGTTTCGTTACTATGTTCCCGGTCAAAGAAGAAACGTATGCATGCCACATGACCTCCGTTTGGCACATTAAGTTTTTCGCATATATTTGCCATTACGTCCTGGTTATCATGGGCCTTTCTCTGTGCCTCATGGTTTCCTTCAAGCAATACTTTAAGTTTCTTTTGTCCGGCTAACTTCTTAAACTTATTTGCTATCCATTTCTCTTGTGAAGTACATATATTGGCAAGGTCAACGTAGGATGTATCTATACTGCTGATATCGAAGCGCTTATCTCCGGGGTTAATGAATTCTCCATAGTCTCCCATCCCTATTACTGCACAGAAGGGGTCATTCTCCAAGATACGGATAGCGCTATCGACACGTTTTACCTGACAATGCTTTGTTCCGCCATGTATATCTCCTATTGCATAGAGATTAAAAATGTGGTTGGCGTTGGTGTAGGGTACTGTGATATCAAAAGTCTTCATTCATTCCTTTCCTTGGTGGACGGGCCGGGGTTAGTATGTTCCCCCGGCCCTATCCGGTCCGGCATTGTTACCGAGCCATCTTCTTAATGCCGCCTACTATGGGTGGTAATCCAAACAGTGCTGCTATTAAAACCAAGGTTGCGTAATCCCAATTCGGGGGAAGCACCCCGGCAGCATAGGAAACTATCCATCCAGCCAGCATCATAAGAGCTATTGTGTATTGGAATATTTTTTCCTGTTCCATTATCTACTCCTCCATACTTTTAAAACTTCTGACATTTTATTACAAGGGCATAAAGGTTTAGGTGGGGTAGGTGGTATTGGTCCGGGAGGCTCCGGTGGAAGGATAGGGGTCATGTCAACGTCTATACGATGCGCGTCATAGCCATCGAAGTATAGTTTGAATGCGTCTATGTCTTCCATTAAGAACTTGAACCCCCCTCTAGTACCGAGGAATTCGATAGGTTGGCCCCAATCATTACCCCAACTATTCAAGCACTCATAAAGTCCTGTATCAGTGTAGGTGTAGATAAGTATTTCATGCCCACCACCCATCACTGTACTCTTTGTGACTTTATGTTGCACCTCAGTGGTCCCGGCGCTCCATGCTTTAGGCCATGGGATACCTATTGCCACACAATACCTGGAAGCCAAGGCATCCATGATGCCATCATTGCCATCTTCTATACGCATCTTCTTGAACTTAGGGTAATGGATGGCTAGAGAATCTTTAGTGTTAGGGTCTGTCTTGTCCAGTGTAGTGGGCAGATTGAAAGGCCATAGTCCCCAATCAAGGAATCCATGTTCCTCCAGCCATCGGAAGGCATCATTGGGATAGCATCCCCAATCTTCTTGTAGTTTCCCTTCATAGTAACGCGCTCCGTTATAGAGCCACCACGGAGAGAAGGCAAGAGATGACTTCTTCGCCAGTAACCCATCCTTTACCCCCTCCGTGTGGCACAACTCGCTGCCACCGAAGCCTACGCATGCTCCTATGCCATTCTGGTTGGCAACCCTTGGAAGCAGGTCGCTGTTATTTGCGGAAGGTGGGAGCTTCATTACCTTCCTTACATGGTAAGTTTCATTGGATACATGCGGGTCTTTACGCCACCCGCCTAAATTAATCTCCGTCATTCTTTATCCCCTTTCTCTTCGTTGAAGCGCGGAGCGCCTTAGTTTTCTTCTTATCTACATGGAAGACAAGCGATAACTCTGCTGGCTTTGTTTTAGTAGGCAGTTTATCTACTGTGATTCTTACACGATGTACAAGTGAGCAGTCGCAACATGCTAGAAGTAGTCCCTCATCTGCTTTCATCTTGTATGGTTGCCCATTATATATCTGGTCGTACTTCATTCGCTTACTACCTCTACTTTATAACCAAATAGACTAACTATAGGTCCATAGCATACACAACGAGCGTTGCATACATATCTTACTTCATCCGGTGTTAATTCTATATGGTCTATTTCAAGGCCCTGTTGTCGAGCAAGGCGCATTTCCTCTAGGATGCGTTCTAATAGTGGTTGTTTTGTAACTACTTTCACTTTTGTTTCACCTCCATAATTAATACTACTGTACAGAAGGCCAGCGCTAGGATTATCGTCACTCCTTGCGTTCCTTGTATTTAAAGGTTCCTCCACATAAAGGGCAGGTGAGGTCTACGCCGGAAGCCACTGGCACATGGTGGCCCAGGGTACGGCGTAGGTCTGAGTCATGCTGTACCTTTGCCTCTTCCCATAGTTCCTGGGTGAGTTTACCCTCTCTTGCTAGTGGTATAAGGCGTACCATGTTTGTCCAACCCGGAGTTTCTGCACCTTGTACGAATGGTAGGGTAAGGACGTACTCCACTACCTCTATCATCTTCCGGGCCGCGTCCTTCGCTATCCCCAGGTCGCGCAGGTACTCCCACCATGCTTCGTACCCAAGGTCCAGCCATTGCTCCTCATCTCTGGCCTGTTTCAAGAGTTCTCCTATATGGATGTAGTACGTCTTGATAGCGCCGGAGAATTTCTGTATCTCCTGGAAGGTAGCATATGCCTTCTCTTCTTTTGTAGTAACTATTGCTACCCTAGCGTCCTTGGGTTTCGTGTCTCTTGGTTTTTCCATCATTCCTCCTGACTATTTCGTAGAAAGCATGTTGTCCTAACCCACACTTAAATTCCCTGAGTAGTGGGTCAAGACCGGAGGGTGGCTTCCAGTCTGTAATGTGACCATGGACGAAATGGATAGGGCAAACCCTAGTGCTACCCTTTGGTATTGCCGTACCTTGCGCTTTTTGTAAAGGCGTTAATGTATCCACTTACTCCTCCGATTTCTTATTGTAGGCAACGCAGGCATAATGAGCTATCTTAAGCATATCCCGTAAGGTTTCCTCCGGCCCTCTTGCGTTGAATGAGGACCTGTTAACATACTTCTTTATCTGCGTGATACAATCCTCAAACGTGTAGCTGCTCAGTTGGTCCTCCGGGAAATCTCCGTATTGCCTGACCGTATACTCGTCTATGTGCGTTCCTACTTTATAAGCAAAGGCATTCCATTCGCTACGTCTGTTAGACATGTCGGCCCATCGTTCCTCTCGCATACTCACCAATCAAGGGGTCCAATTCATTATATACTGCTTCTTGGAAAGCAGATGTATAGTTACCTTTTAACCCATACATACTACAATAGTCTTCATCTAGGTATTGATTGATGACATGCCACATAGCTGCTGCCTCATCCTTATCTTCCAAGATGATGGTGATGGGTTGGAATTTTACCTCCGGTTTTTGTACTGTAACTTTCATGCTACCTCCTCATATGCTTGAGATTCTATATTGAACCTCAGCTTAACCTCTACATGGTCGCCACCTTGCTTGTGCTTCTCAACTAATATAGTGGCATCTAGGAATTCAGGTGTGTTACGTTTTGCTTCTTTGTTTCGCTTGATGAACATAACCCAATCTGAATCATTCTCTATATTACCACTATCTTTCAGTCTTGTCAAGAGGGGCCTGTTAACTACCTTCCCGTCCTTTCCTACGTTCGTGTCTCTACTGAGTTGAGAAGACAGTATAACTGGCGTTTCAAGTACCTTAGCCATGTCTGCAATCTCCCTTGATGCGGTAGACACTGACTCATATGTTGCCCTTACTCCTTTCAATCTTTGTAAATAATCTATGATTATAAGACAGCATCCCGGAAGGTTAGCTGCCTCTGCATAGATTTGCTTTGTGGTGACGCTCCCAACAAGTATATGCACATTACTCTTCTTTAAATCCTCTGTTGCCTTTAGCCATCTCTGATGATTAGCCTTTAGGTATAGGGGATTACCCAGGTTCTCCATCCGTACTCCCATGATACGAGCCACCTCACGCTGTGACCATTGAGCGCGAGTCATCTCTGTGGTGCAGAATAAGACGGGACCTTTCTGATGCCGGGCAATTTGGTTCATAGCCGTTGTGTTATGTGTGACAATAAAGTCCTTCGCTATAAATAGTTTAGTAGGAGAAGAGACTCTAATACATGTCGTCTCCACCATATCAGGAACCTTATCTATTCTCCGTATTACTTTACAGAAAGTTTTAGACAATAAATGATGTCTATTCGCTTTCCTTGTGATAAGAAAAGGGTTGAAATTATTTATTTTTATATTGACCCTATGCCTATCCTGACCTTTTAGTTTTCTTCCTAGATATGTATAATTAGTTTTTCCAACATGTATTTTACACTTACCCCCCAAAGACCTTACTAAGAACATAACATCTTCCGCGAGTTGTTTACTACAGGTACAATATTCTATTGTCTCTCCATCTCGTTCTATTGAACCATCGGTATCAAGTAATCCACGTAAGACTGCTAATCTAGTTGGTACATCATTAAATAGATACCTCTGTGGAACGAACTTATTATTACTCAGTGTCCTGTAAAGTCCTAGTTCACGTATTTGTTCTGAGATGCCTAATATCGTATAGTCGTATTTAGCTATATGGTTAACTGTTAGTTTTAAATAAGTGCGAATATATTGCACTATCTCTGATTCCATAGTAGATAGTCTTGGAGTAGTGTCTCTTAAACAACCATCCCCCAAGAGAACGCCCAAGAGATATGGGTCCAAAGTAACTGGTATGCTTGGGAAGTTTATGGGTCCTACTGTTGGGATTAAGAATCTCTTACGTATTGGAACCTCACCAAAACCTCCACATCTTTTAATAATGGCATCAGTAGACTCTATTCTCCACTCACTATATTGTTTATTACTTACTCCATGCCCAGTTTCTTTACAATGCCTTGCATACTTAGTTTGTATCTTCCATAGATGTGAGCCATCGCTTTCAATAAACGTACCGTCATCAAAAGTAAACCGATAACAAGCCTTTAATCCTTGAGGATAAACACCTAATATTTCTGTTGGATAACCATTAGAGTCGATTACTATACTACCTTTATATAGATTTTCTATCTTTCTCCACCCTCCAGGAGTAAGTATTTTAGTGCCATTGACAAGTCCCTTCCCCATCTCCGTCTCTCCTCCAAAGACAACGAGTTCTCCAGGCTGCATTCCTCCCAGGTTATCAAGCGCCTTAACCCCAAACAATACAGGCTTCCTATCTCCGTTCTCCAGGCTGTCATAATATCCCAGAGCATAGTCAGATAGGTCCTCCGGGGTTACTATATCCCTAGCCTTTTTCTTTAGGGACAGGATTTCTTTCAGTGCTTCAGTTGCCCCGTCTTCTTTCTGTTCGTATCCCAGGTCTGAGATAGCTAATCCTGCCCGGATAAGGCGGCGACTATCCCCTAACTTTTGCAGTATCTCAGCGTAGTATTCTATATGTACTGATGTAGCTACGTTTGCTATTAAGTGTGAGAGATAGGACGCGCCACCTATCGCCTCTAGCCTTCCCTCTAAGGCTAGTTGGTGGGCCATAGTCACTTGGTCACACATATCTAGTTTCTGCCGGGCCTCGTATATGAAACGGTTCTTATCCCGGTAGAAGTCGTCCGGGGTTAACTCATTACATATAGTGAAGTAGGATGAGTTGTCTATTAAGAGCGACCCGAGGACAGCTTCTTCAGCCTCAAGTGAGTGAGGCATTACTTTATCGGTCACGTTTTCTCCTTTCAAAAAGCCATGAGCCAAACTCCCAAATTAGCAAGAACACTATTATCATGGCAAAGGCGCACCCGGCTACTTCAAGTTCCCATACATGTGCTATCCACCAATTATGAAACATCTATTCCCCTCCCAATAACTCAGTCAATTTACACAGCTTGCAATCAGGAGTGCAACTGTATTTACCCCATCCACGTATAGGGTCAGGATAATATTTTTTGGTATGCTTTACTAACCCCTCATCTTCCAGCACCTTTAGGAGTTTTAGGCATTGAGCTTTGCAGGGGATGATGGCTCTACATACTCAACACAGGGTGGGCAGAACTTACTACCACCACAGCAACTATATTCATACTCATGTAGGGTAGCTCTTGGGCAGCTATTCCTATCTCTTGCTTTGCAACTACAATCTAAAGCCTTTGGGCATATCATCTGAGGGGATGGCGAGGGCTTAAATTGCTGATGATTACCTTCATTGGGACAGTAAGTCGAACCAGTTGTCTCTACTAAATTTGCGCCGCATATAGTACATTGTTTTCTCATTTCACTCCCTCCAGAGCCTTATCTATCATGTTTAGCATATTTGCTTGGCTAGATTCCCATTTCTGTGCATCAACACAGTTTTTAATAACGAATCGTGCATTCTTTAGTGCCTCCACCAGTGGCCTTTGCTCCTCTGCGATGAGGGCTGCGATGTCCTTTTCTGTGTCTAAGAAGTCAGCACAGCAAACTGAGTTAGCTTTTTGCCAATAAGCCGAACACCCATGTCTAGCAGAACATACTGTGCAAACACGATTTCTTATTATCTCTGCTATCTTATCTTCTATAGCCATATCCTAAGCCTCCTCTACTTTGATATTCTCGCACCATAAGTCAGAAGCGAAGGCAAGTTCTGTTGCCATATAAAATCCTTCCTCACCTTCTATTGTGAACATACCATAATATGCATCCAACCATTTGCAAGATTTCTTCCCTTTTGGGCCACATAGGTCAAAGGTCATAGAGTTATATCCAAGTTCCTTCGCTATCTCTTGACACTGCAATATAGAGTTGCGTTCCCTTTGACTTGCCAATAGTGCCTCTAGTTTGTCAGCCATATCTCCTATCTCCCTCCTACCGTTTTCTCTTTAAGGTGGCATGCTTCACAAAGCACTAGCAATCTATTTGGTGGGCAAAGTATCTCTTCCCGGATAACAGCAAACACCTTATCCCACCCCTGGATGCCGTCTATGTGATGCACGTTTATCTTAACCTCGCGGCCTTTAGCCTTACTCCCTTTAGCTCCACACCTCTGACATGTATTATTAGCAGCCTTAAGCGCTGCCGACCTCTCGCGTGACCTTAGCCACAGTTGGCGAAGGCTTGCGCGGATGCGGCTTGTTGGTGTATAGGGTAACTTACGCCCCAATGACTTTCCTTTGTTCTTTTATATGACAACGTGTACAGAAATGCGTATCATACTTTGCATTGAAGCCAGGAAACCAACGCGTCCACTTGTGTCCAAACCAAAAGCATATTATCCTTGCCATATTCCCTCCATACAATCTTCAGGACTGTTTCTTTTAATAGGTTCTTCTTGTAACATCACCCCTTCATCTTCCCATCTCTTCTGGTTAAGCCATGTTGTTGGGTGTGGGATAAACTGACCCCCATCCCGCATCCATTGGTCTGATTTCTTCTGTTCTTGGATAGCCAACAGCATCTTACCTAATAATTCTGGCGTTGGGTTGTGCTTATAGAATGCTTTTAATGCCACTGGCTTACCAACATGCCGGGGATACTCTTTCCAGAAAGAGTCGAAGAGTTCCGTATTTTTTAAAGGGGTAGGGGTATATTTCTTTTGTATAGTTTCTTTTTTCTTTTGTGCGACAGCACAGCTGCTAACTTTTGTTGACGATTCTGCTAACTCCGTTGACGGAATTGCTAACTTTTTTGGAGTTGACGATTCTGCTAACCATTGCGACCAGTCCTTATTAAATCCAGTGTTCTTTATCTCCCGGAGGATAATGTTACGTTCTTCCATGTCCTTTAATGCCCTAGAGATAACAGCCTTACATAAACCTGTGGATTCTACAATCTGTTTGTTAGCAATATAGTCAACTTTCTTATTGAAACCATATGTCTTTCTAATAACACATAGTAATACAAGCCATTGGTTAGGAGATAGATGTAACTTCATTAAGTTATCAAGTATCTCGTTAGCTATTTTAGTGTAGCCATCTTCAAGTTGTGGGCTCGCGCACATTTACTGCTCCTCATGCCATTCAATCTTTTCCTGAACTGCCTTCCTGTATCCTGACCAAGCAATAACCTCACCTACAAAGAAATCAGAGCCATATTCTTTTGACCACTGTGTTGCCTTTTCCTTTGCGCTTTTAAAGGACATGGCTTTGGAAGATACGATGTACCGCTTCTCTGGCTCTACTGGCTGCCAATTGGGGCACCAACAGCAAACAGATTCACTAGCAACATCGTGAAGAAAACATGGCCTTGTTTGTGTGCAATGCTTCTGTGAGGGCTGAGGCTTATACCAAGGACATCTTTCTTTAAAACAGAGTTCAATGTTAGATTTACCAGCGCATTCTTGAATTGATGCGCACTCTTTGGGCTGAGGATTCCTTTGACCATTGGGGCATTTCCAACAAGGTTTTTGTGTGCAAAATCTCCTATCCTCTCGCCCTACTATACAAACATAATCATCTTCTTTGGGCTGTAGGTTGGAGGGGGTTAGCTCACAACGGCAATTACGTCTCATATCATCCATTCCATAACCTACATTGCAACCACTATAATCATGCTCGCTCACCTTATGCCCGCACTCAGGGCAGACAGGCTCAGGGATGTAGGGGCTTTTAGATAAAGGGTAATATCCCCCATCAGGTAGCGCGATAAAATAAGTTACTTCTCCTAGATACTCAACCTTACAAATAGCTGCCATGCCTTCTGTTATATGATTCATAATTATTAACCTCCTCTTAATTGCCTATCAAACTCGCGCCTAGTGATACGTTCATCAAAGAGTTCGTGTCCCCATACGCATAGATGTAGGATGTTATTAGCCCGGTCACGACTCTTACTTCCGCCATTCCCACGGTGCAGGATATGTGCGAAGACTAAACGAAAGCGCCGATGGCAGGGACAGGGGCCGATACGCTCGGCCCCGCCCTTCACTCTTCTGTATAAGCCTTCACACCTATCCCCTGACCGCGCTCGAATCTCTTCTTGTACGGCTTTGGGGATAGACATTAGGCCGACCTCAACACTAGGTTCTGTTCTGCCTTACACTGGACGCATTTACCAATGCGAGTGAACATATCCATAGTGTTTGTCGTATGACACGCCGGACACTTCCATTCAAATGTGGTAACCTTGTACACCATAACGGATGGTTCCGTCATTAGAATGGTATCTCCTCGGCTCCTAGCTTCTTTGCTTCGTCTATTAACGTAGGTTCATACACATACTTCTCAAAAGCCTTCGCTGCTGCGAGTATATGGTCTACAGTGACAGTCTTGTTGCCCTGGAATAGGAGACAGGCTGATGAGATTGTTGAACAGCGGCACTTTTGCAGGCCAACCTGGTCCTCTGTATACTTCCTACCTTGATAGGCCCTTTCTACGGCATCCTTGCCATCTGTAGGGGCAGGCTTAGAAACTTCCACTAACTTAATATCAGAGATGTGGAAGTATTTATTGTTCTCATTCTTCTTCTCTTCGGCTATAACACGCTTACCTGTGAACTGCATGGCCTTAGTTTGTACACCAACTACCGGAACGTCACGCTTCCATTCACTTCCATCATCCTTGATGATTACTGCCTTGAAGTATTTGCCATCGAACCCGGCCCACTCTAACTTTCCTTCTATCATTTTCTTCCTTCCTTACTTAATACTTTCTACCAAGATTGGATGTGGCCTTTTTCCATTGGGAAACCTAGTGACCCCAACCAACTTTCATTAATAGGGAGGCACAGTCTGCCATCAGAGCATAACGTGCAGATATACGCCTTTATCCCATCTCTTACTGCGAATAGAGTTACACAATTCGCTTGTGTTTCTTCTAGATATAATTTTATTGGTTCATCATTGTTAGTCGGTTTGCTTATTGCAATTTCGTACTTCACTTCACTCTCACTTTCTCCATCATTCTTACTATCTCTTCTCTTCCTTCTTGCATAGCCTCTCTTATGCACTGTTCACATGGCGTAACATAGATGGGACTTGGTTTACTGTGGTCGCATTCTACCTCCTCTATCTTGATGCTATGCTTATCGCAATATACTTCTATTATCACTCCTCGTCCTCCTCGAAGCAATCACAATCGTTGCCTAAAGAGGCCCAACACTCGCGGTCTTCCAAGTTACACCAGATGTAAACCTCATCCCCGGCCTGTTTGGGAGCGCTATAGGCACACTTCTTGTAATCTACTTTCACCTTACTTTCACCTCCACTTCAACTTCTCCTGTGCCATCACAGGTACAGCATGTTTGGTCAGGGCGCTTGGATAATGGGAAGGTAGATACCAGGTAGAAGTTACCATCCACCTTCCCGGTTCCCTTACACGTTTGACAGATTTGTTTCTCTATCCAGGGTTGCGTCTTGTTCATTCGCCCTCACCATTACCCTTCCACAATGCTTGCATTTATACGCTCGATATCTTCGCTCTCCTTGTACCCTTTCCCCATCCTTAACCATAGGATAGCCACAACACCATTGCCTATGTATCAATAGCACCTCCTCATCGGTAGTTGTAGACGGGCATTTAGAATCGAACATCTCCCGACACCACACAAGGGACGGGCATGAGTCACACCCACACCCTCCCTCGCATTTATGTTCCGCTTCACACATGTCTAATTGGCGTACCATTTCATCATAGTCTACATACTGGAAGTTGTGTTTCTCTAGCCATACTTTTCCCCGGCGTAGGTTCTCAGATGGTGGGTCGAGTTCGCTTCGATAAAATGGATACGTCTTACTATACATGGCTATAGCATACCACAATCGCTATGATTTGTCAACCGTTGTGTCGATAGCGCTATCCGAATGTTTTCTAGGTTTACGTGGCTTCACTACCTTAGCCTTCGGACCAGGGCGCAGGTTAAAGGCCGGGCGTAGCTCTAGCATAAGGGCATGCTTCTGTGCCTTAAGGTCTTTGATTAGTTCTTTAGACATGGCAATTTGTTCTTGCAGGTGTTTAACTTGTGCTTCTTCCAGCGCTATCTTTTCATCTACATCAGCGAATTGTATGAGTTTATCTTTGTCCATTATTATTTTACCCCCTTCACTATTATTTCTGCGTCTATTAGGCGCTGTGCTGTCCTTCCGTAATGGCCTTGAAGTTGCCACACTGAGCCATCATCTATCATCTCTTGGAAGAAGGCTATCATGTGGGCATCATCCATCTCGCCGGATTCGTACTCGATGATTTTACCTACGTCTATCATACTCCCTCCTTACCACGCCGTAGCATGTTCCCAATTCGATACCTCATACTCAATGTCACAATCCTCACAATAGACTGTCATTGTCTTGGGTATCTCAATTTCAAGGCATAGCTTCTCGCATTTAGGACATACCCATTCATAACCTGAAGCTACCATGTCTCGTAAGGGTTGTCTATAGGACGTGTCTTTCCGCATTCGTTCTTCACTTAAGTTCTCCTTCCCATAGTATCTTTCCTTCTTTACCGTGTAGTCGCCAAACATTACCGTCAAAGGAAGGGACTAACCCTTTATTCCATAGGTCTATACATGGCTGATAGGGATTTTTACCCTTCTCATGTGATACATACTTCCACTCCTGTAAATCGAAGTACGAGGATATATAGGCCCCCACACTGGCCCACACACTGTCCCCCACACTGGCCCCCACACTGGCCCCCACACTGGCCCACACACTGGCCCACACACT